CCTTTGGCATCAAAAATCGTTGCTGGGATACCGGTAGCATCGCTTACCCAACTGAAATCCATATCAGTATTTGATGCTTTACTTAGAACTTGTCCGGTTGTTCCACCCTTCAAATCGACTAAGCTAGTATCAATTGCGCTACCAAGGGTTCTAATGGCTAAAGCGCCATCCTTGACTAAATCTGTATCGTCTGGGGTTTCCCAACCGAAATTAGTTGTTGTTGCCATTAGCTAATGACTCCTATCGCGTCTTGCCATTCTAGCGTATTGAGGATGCTATTCCAGCTTTCAGCCGCATTTACTTGATCCCAAGTTTGAGCGACCGCTGAAAATTCTGTTGGGCTGGCGACGATACTTAAAGAAAGACCGGAAACCGTGCTTGTCCAAGTCCAGCCCTCAATGTAGCCAGTAAATTCGCCCCCGTAGATATTAATGGGCAAATTGGTAATTTTCACAGGTTGACCCATAAATACATTTAATAAGGCATCCCTCTGCACATCTGTCATTTCTGGGTTTTGTAACGGAAAATTGATGGCGTCAAAACTGGCTCGCGGATAAGCTCGAAGACCAACGTATCGGTCTACGACGGTTTGAGCGTCGGTAGCGTTGTGCAAATAAGAATTTTCGGCTACGGCATAAAGACCATATAAATCGATTGAATCTTGGTCTAACGCACTTTTCGTATTGTTGAAGTTGTTACCGTAATTTATCTCGTAGCTGTTAACAATCGAACCAGCTCTTGCGGTTTGTTTAATACCAGCCGCTATTGCAGTTCTAGCGTCCAGTTCTGTATAACCGTTGGCTAGTAAATAAGTTTGTCGATGAGCTGCATCCGCGTAGCCAATTTCTCCTTGAGCGTTTTCGTAAATATACCCCAAAGCAGATTTAGCAATTTGAGTGACAATCGAATAATAGTCAATTGAGCCAGCGGAGCGCTGAATCATCTCATATTGTCCGGGTTGGTCTATTTGACCTAAACCGACATCTTCAGCGTTTGCCCAAGTCTGAGTCGCGTTATACGTCGACCATTGCAAAGAGGGCGAGACTTCATTCCAATTATTAAGAAGCAGACCCGATAAGATGGTATAAATCTGATCGCCATCGTCGTCTTGAGCTAATGAATCTGTAAATATCGCTTTCGATAAACGCGATAAAGCTCCCAGAGCAATTAAATTCAATTGAGTAACGACTGTTGAACTACCTGAACTTCGAACCTGTGTGCTTATATCACTTATACGACCGCCAAAAATAGGAATCCAATTAAGAGACGTATCTTTAACCTCGACTGTTATTGAAGTATTGACATTCCAATTATAAAAAGTGTTATCAGCGTTTAAAATTTGTAAACTGGCATAACCCGCTTGTGGCTGAGAATTTATATCAGTTCGGCCACTAGTAATTGTTAATCCTACTAGAGTGACATTTGTAGCGTTGTCGCCATTAATAAAAATACGATACTCGGGCGTCCATACGCTCATTAAAACAACGCTCCAGAGCCGCCAGTACCTCGCGAATAACTTGTATTAAGTAAATCTACAATTGTTCTGGCCGCAGATTCGGGATCTCCAACTACGCCAATGTTGATATTCATTGGGGGTCGAGATGCCATTGTATTTCTAGCATTTTGATAGGCTATGTCTCTAGCTCTAATTTCTTCAACAATTGGCATTAAATCCATTTCAGGTCTAAATCTATTTGTCAGCTCACCTTCACCGCCAGAAGCAAAGAATGAATCTATAAGGCGTTTTTCACTAATGGAAAGTCCAGCTACCAAATTTTTACTAAAATTAGGGTTATTAAATAATTGTTCTAAAGGATTTACCGTCGATTCTGCAGAAGAAATGTTCGTGACTTCAGTAGCTCCAGTTCCAGCTTTTAAGAATCCAGAAGTAGTGAAAGAAGCGTTGTCAAAAGGATTTATTTTGCCAAGGAATTTGGATAAAGGATTATTCTTAATAAAATCTACAAATTGTTTATATTTATCATATAAAGATTGAAATCCATTTACCAGCTTTCCTACTGCGGATACAGCTGTCGTAATGACGGTTGTAATGCCCGTTATTGCCAACTTTAGAGCACCCGTCAAAATTGGCACTATGTTTGTTTTGATAAAATCCCAAAGCGCTTTAAATTCTTCTTTGTTATCTTGTAGGGCAACTGTAACTGGTTTAAATTTGGCTACCAAGGATTCGACCGCTGGAATTAAACGATCAGTGACGAAGGTAAGAAATTGGGTTATAACAGGTAATAGTCGAGCGCCAACTGCTTCTTTTGCTTCATCAAATCCAACTTGCAATCTAGCAATTTTTCCTTGGAGTGTGTCAGCTTGAACAGTTGCCTGACCTTCAAATGTTTTAGCAAGCGCGGCAGTAGCTTCATCAAAACTCATCGTCTTAAGTTCTGCAGTTGATAGCCCTACGCCAAGACGCGCCAAGGATGAAGTGTTACCTTCATAAGCTTTCGCTAACGCCTGTGTCACTGCATCAAGAGATTTGCCTGATCCAGCCGCCACATCTAATGCTAATTTTTGAAGATTTTGAGCTTTGGTTACATCTCCAGTAGCTATAGCCAATCTTTGTAAAGATGGGCGCAATTCTTCGTCCGTCACTCCGAAAGCTAGAGAAGTCTTAGTTATATAATCTTCAGTCGCTGCAATTTGCGCGTCAGTGGCATTAGTGACGTTTTTTAAGGTTGCTGCTAGAGCGGCTTGAGCCTTTTCGTCTTCAATAGCGGATTTAACGCCCTCAACCAATAACTTGCCAGCGTAAGCTGCAGCAGCAGCTCCAGCGACAGCAAAAGCCGCGGCGGCCTTTTTGCCAAATTCACCTAATTTTCCTGAGAAGCCTTCAGTAGTTTTTTCAGACTGATCCATTTTCTTTTGAAAGTCTGCAACATCAGCAAGAAGTTTGAGCGTTAAAGCTCTTGAATCAGATGCCATTTATGCCCCACTTATCCAAAATGCGGTTGAAGGCCGCAGACCATTCTCTCACAATGTAATTCTGATTTTTGCGAAGTGTGGGGTAAATGAACCAACCTCTTGAACCTCGACCAAGGCGACCAGACCAACGAGGAAATTGCTTGTATCGATCTGACCCAAATTCGTAGCCACCCCAAAGAGTTTTTGTATTTGCTCCACCAGAAAATCGCTGATTTGAAAATCCAAAAGTCAGTTCGCCAGTGGTGCTTGATTTTTTAACTCGAGACCCATCGACAATTCTTCGAACGGCTTGTGAGCCTTGAGTACGAGAGTAACCAGCTTGTTGAACTTCCTTTTGTAGAAATTCAGCTAAAGCGTTTGACTGCGTTCTGGCTTCATTTTTAGCTTCTTCGCCCAAAACTTTAAATGCCTTATAAACATTGCGCAGCTCGGTCTTGTCAAAGGCCATATTAGGCTCAGCCAATTCTGCGCTCCTTTAATATGTCTAAAGCTGTGAAAATTTCATCCGCGTCAGTCCATTCTCTAACCGGTATCCCCGTTTCAATTGCGAGGAGCACCAGTAAATGATTTAGGCTTCCGCGTTCAAAACTTTTGGGTTTTGGTTTTCCACATCGACGTCTGCCACTGTGTCCATCCATATATCAAAAGCTTTGACTGGCTTTCCAGCAGATTCTCTTTTCATAGCGTTATAAGCCAAGAACAAAATATCCCAGACTCCGCCAAGTTCACCGAGACTCTTTCCGGTTGCCTTCTCCCATTTTGCGTACTCGGGCGGTTGGGCGATATAGGTCGCTTGTTCGCCCGAGTTGTATGTAATTGTGATTTGTGACTTCATAGCTCCCGATGCTCCGATCTCTTAGCTGAAGGTCTCTGTTGGTGTTCCAACGACGGTCATAGTCCAAGTATCTGTAAGCGCTCCGGGAGCTGCTCCACCGGCACTTGGAAAAATTGGAAGTACGTTGAAAGCAAATACTGCGCCAGAGGCAGCAGTAAACGATACTGCAAGTGTTGTGTTTGGATTTGCTTCTGCATCTGTCCACATTGCTTCAAATAGTGAACCAGTTGCTCCCCAATCCTGAAGCAATTCAATTGTGAATGTCCATTGTTTGTCTACGGACTTATAAGCGCGGCCATCAAGAGTCTGATAAGTCTCAATGATGGTTTCGGCTGCAAGGGTCGCTGAAGTCGCTTGAGCATCGTAGGACGATGAGTCCAACGTGAAAGTGACATCGCGGCCAGTAATTAC